CGGGATTGCAACCCCGGATATCTAAGTGACGCATAGCCGCGTTAGCGGTTTTTTTATGCGTAAAGTACAGCTACATCTAAATTATGGTGGGCTGGGCAGGGCCATCGTAAGATGGGCCGGTTTCACTTAGGCCGGTTGTTGCAACCTTGTCCAGCTCACCACCCAATGATTGCAACCTGACGGTGGTGAGTTTTATCACTAAGTGAGGTCAATATCATGACAACTCAAATTTCCGCACAAACTCTTTCCCCAATCTCTCATCAAAATACGCTTGTCATCACCACCGAATTGCTTGCACAACTGTATGGGACTGAACAAGTCCGAATTCGTCAAAACTACTCTCGTAATGAAGGGCGGTTTGTTGAAGGGAGACATTATTTTTTGGTGGAAGGCGATGAACTACGGGAGTTGAAACGCAAAGTATCTCAAAGCTACTCTGTGAAAATTGCCAAAAATGTACGTACTATCATTCTCTGGACAGAACGCGGCGCAGCTCGCCATGCCAAAATGCTGGAAACAGAACAGGCCTGGGAAGTTTTCGAAAAGCTGGAAGATTGTTATTTTAGCCAGCGTCCAGAGAGGCGGAGTACAACTACCGATGACCGTACTCCCTTACGTGATGCCGTTAATATGCTGGTCGGTAAGAAAGGCATGATGTATCCCGATGCCTACACCATGATTCATCAACGCTTCGCCGTCTCTCACATAGAACAACTGTCACAGACGCAAATGTTAGAGGCGATTGAATACATCCACTGCCTGCTACTCGATGAAAATCAGCCAACCATTCCGGATTTTTCTTTTATCACCACTATCAAAAATGGAAAAGTGACAAGGATGCGCCATGTTGCCAAAGGCGAACATCTGATGACCTTTGACGCTTTCAAAGAGATCGCTGAGCGGGCAGGGTATCTGGTGATCCACAGCGACAATCTGCGAAGTATGACACTGGATAAATTGATGGTAATGGGGAAAAAGTCGGCTGTATCTGTTGCTGATTCAGCATTTTGACAGGTTGTTTGGGGTGGAAATACTCTATTTGCGCTTAGGATACTTGTTAGCTACTTCCACTTTTGTCACAAAGCGGACTATCTGGCTGAGCTGAGGGTCCGCAGTGAGTGAGGATCGAACATTTAAGCGTCGGTACTGATGACGGATTTGAGGTATTTAAAATATTACAGGAGCTAGTGTGGATGTGACAGACATAAAAGTGGATGCAGTCAGAAAAGATATATGTATAGCAGGCTTCTTCGAGGACTAGATCAATCAATAAGATTTAGATAAAATTGCAGTGTTAAATAAAAAGACTAGTAGTATTTAAACTTTAAGTGCGTTAGTAAAGTCGTGCAATTATATAAAACTAACGTTTTCTGAATGTTTGGAGAGTAAAATGTTAGAACCGCCAAAGAATTATAATGAAATGTTACCCATGCTCCATAAGGCAACTTTTATTACTACATTTATATTTTACCTATCATTGGTTATTTATGGCTACATACCATTGGTTGGCATTAATACCAAGTACATTCCACCAATCAAAGACTACGAAGAGTTTATTAAATGGATATTAACATTCGGTATATTACCAATTGCATTCTCAATTTTTTGGTCTGTGATTAGTGGAGTTTTAGATCTACATAATAACGTGGCAAAAATTCTTGGAATAAGAAAAGCATGGAATAATTACTTAATTGTTAAACCATTGGCGCAAGTTGCAGGCGTTACAAGAAAATTAACTAGTGATGAATCCTCCAAAGTAATGAACAAACTGTATTACCCAGAAGTTAATGAGTTAAAAGATAGACATTATGTTGAGCTCTTCTGGAATAAAGTTTATTACTTTTGGGTTTTCTTTGAACATACTGTGATTGCATTTATTACTGTTTTAGTAATAAGTTTTGCTAAATTAACCCATTTATTCTCTGTGACTGGTTCTTTAAAAATTCTTTGGTTGTGGGTTATTTTTATTGTTGTCTTTAATTTTCTTATTTTTATAGCATCCGTTAAACCCAGAACTGAAGGCCAAGTCAGACAAATACCTGATGATAAGATAAAGGAATTTTTTAAAAATAACAGTATTTTTTAAATGAGGCTAGTTTTGAATTACAAAATAAATGGAATGATTATACGTTCAGAAAATGCAGCAAAACCGCATACTATGCCATCTAACTATCTCTGTAACTATATTGAAAATTCTGTTAAAAATGGCATAGCCCTTGATTTCGGATGTGGAAAGCTTAGATATTCAGAACAACTAGTAAATAAATTTGAAGCTGTGACATTTTTAGATTCCAGAAAACAGTTAGAAAGAGTGCAAATTATCAGAGGCGTACAAACCACAATTCCAGAGTATGTGGCTAATAATTATAAAAATGCTAATGTTGTCCCTTTTGAAAGTATAGATAAAATAAAAGATAATTATGATTTCATACTTTGCGCAAACGTGCTTTCCGCAATTCCATGTAAATCAACAATTTACAAAATCATCAATGAGATTGGGAGATTATTAAAAAATGATGGTGAAGCAATTATTGTTAATCAATACAAAAGCTCATATTTCAAAAAGTATGAGACTGGAATTAAACATTTGCATGGATATATATACCAAAACTCTCGCAATGCTTTCTATTATGGCTTATTGGATGAGAATATTGTAAGTAAAATTTGCTTAGATAACAATTTAGCAGTAATAAAGTCATGGAGCAAAGCTGGCAGTTCATATGTGGTTGTTGGTAAAAATAAACATAATTAGTAAATTTAAAAATAATATTAGAGGGTGCCATTTTCTTATTACTTATTAACTCACTGGGGTAGGGGCAACACGCCCCACCTCATCAAGTTACTGCAGGATTACAGACTTTTGTCAAAACGTTGGAAAAATTCAGTACAAACTTTTCCATGTTTTTCCTAATCATAGATAATGATGCTCACTTATGTTAACAGCTTCTTGTACATAACGGTCTTCTTCAACAGGACAGCTATAAGTGAAGAAATAAAGTCGATAAACTATAAAGAGGCTCCAAATAAATATTATTCAATGAAGCCTGCTGTTTATTATTTGTTATTATTAAATCGCTACTTATAATTCAACAATTTTTAGTATTATATCAATATTATTTAGCCTTGCAATCTCTGATGAATCGTTTGCAATTTTATCTTTTAAATTATCAATGTTAATCATATCTTCAGAGCTAATACAAACCATATCACCTTGGTTAACTTTTGATTTGTTCACTATGGCTTGAATAACAGACAGATCGTCCATTACACCTCTCAGGAATTTAACCATGCTTTGATCCTTGAAATCAGATATCGATTTTGAACGTTGCTTACGTTGGATTGTTCCTTTTGTAATTATTTCGTTAATTTCTTTTAAACCGGCAAGCATATCAGATATGCTTCCTTCGCAACTCATCCTGTGTTTAATAGCATTGCGATTAATAACATTGAGTATTATTTCGAGTGAATCTCTATCATCCCATGGCGATAATAATGTATAATCCTGATGGCGATGAATGGCATCAAGCATATCAAGGATCATATTTTCATCTGCTTTATCGCAAAGTTCATTTACAAAATAGCTGGGGTCGATTACTTTACAATAACTTGGAACTGAGCATTTTGAGCTTTTACAAAACCCAAAAATATATAAAAAAGGGTATATGTCTTTTAGACTCTTTCCTGATTTATTTTCTTTTTCAAAGGCTGCGATTGTTTTTTTAATTTTTGCCGGGGTTGCTTTCGTTGTAACTTGAACTGCTATCATGTTTTTATTGTCAGCTAAATCAATGGCGGGAAAGTTAACTTTAATCTGATTCATGTTTTCCAGTTCCCCCATTTTCAGTGCGCGAAACATATAAATGGTCAATGACTCAATCATTCTTTCCATGTCATGAAAGCCAGTCTGTTTGCGTTGTTCGATATAAAGCTGAAGTAGCGCAATATCTTTCTGTAAGTTACTAATAAGTGGGGCAATCATAGCTAATAATCCTTTTCAATTAAGTAGGGGATGTGTTTGAGCTTCTTTATTTGACTGTTAGTTTAATTTCTTGTTTTCATATTAACAAGCTCTACAATTTTATCAAGATTTCTCAAAAACTAATCCTCCGTGTAAATCCACTAACTATACTGAATTTATTCCGCTGTAAAACATGTCCGCTCATGGCTGTGAGTTCAACGGGTCGATGTAACGCCATCCACTCAGTAAAATTGTGTAATTCCAGTGAGCAGGCGAATCTTCAGTATGCTCTAGTTTCTTACTCACACCTGCTTATGCTTTAACTATGTACAATGTAGATAAACTCTCATGTTGATTTATCGCCATGATCACATTTCCGGAAGAAAAATTTTGTTTGTAACCTTGCTAGATGAGACAGTATAGATATCATTACATATGAAACAGTACATTAGGGAACACTGAAGGCCGTAACTTTAAAAAATATAATTAATTGTACATAATTTTATAACCATCAAGATGGTGGCAATTATATAAGTAATAATAAGGGTTGATTAATGATTAAATTCACAGAAAAGGAAATACAAAATTACATATGGGAAAATAGGAACAATTTTCCCGAACTGCTTATTGAACCTGCAGGTCTTGAAGTACTTGAATTCAACGAAGATCTCTCTGATGTAACAGCACAACTGCTAATAAAAAACAGAATAAATAGTAAACTATCCAATCTTCACTCTAAGCTTTATGGACTGGAATTTATCGGCTGCGAAGTTCCTTTAGAACAAAATTCAAACTCAACAATTAGAGCCGATTTTTTGGCTATATTCTGTGATGATACTGGGCTTGCTGTCATAGAGCTTAAAAAAAGTGAACAAACTGAAAGGCAAGCATTCACTGAATTGTTAGCATATTCAAACCATATGACAACATTATTTCCATCCATGACGAAAAATGACAGTGTGTATATTTTAATATCACCAATGGAAACCAGAATAGCACGTGATGCTGTCATCCAAAGTTTAATATTTGACAATAGGGATATCATTACTTTAATTCCAACATTCTCTGATCCTCTTGATATTACATCTCTTAAACTTGAATTATGGATTCCAGACCAAACAGAGTTAGCGACTTTCTCAAATATTGCATTTAGAGAAGATAATTTTAGTGTCTGTAAATTATCCTGGGAGTATGACGCAGAGCGATGGGATGCAGCTAGAGGAGAAGAACTTTTACATTCATTTGTTAGTCAATTTGATAACATTTCCTGCCTTGCAGCTCAGTATATGGAAGAATCTGGAGTTCATGGTTTTACTTATTGCTCTCAGTTATGGCCTGAATTATCTCAGGCATTACCTTTTACGAATTCATTAGTACTAGTTGGCATGAATCCTTATGCTGTCGGGAGTGTCCAGCATTTATCCACAGAAGACGATAACTATGATGATATTCCAGACCCAAATTCTTACACTCCTCACATATCTGAATTAATTGGTAAACTAGGTGAAGGAGAACTATATGAGGCTAATATTGATGTCCTAAGTGGTTTACATTGTACATGGATCTCTCAATTATATCGTATAGGTAAGCAGGTAATTGAACTCACCACTAGAAATACAGATGGGAAATACGTCCACGTTGAATATGGCTTTATGAATTGGGAAATCTATCAAAGGTCTCTACTTGAGGATGTTTTCTGTGAAAACTTCGCTATTAGGTCTACAGGTTTAATACGACATCTCTATACTGACATTCTTAAATTAGATTATGATTTTTGTAAAAATAACGGATTGGAAAATCACCCTATTCATGGAGACATGCCATACTTAGGTGTCAATTTTCTTAAATCCCACCAGCACTTTAGAGAATTTATTTTGCGAATGTTCTATGCCGAAATAGATGCGTAGTGAGATTTTTTGGTTTATCTCTGCTGGAGAAAATTCATGGGTGAGGAAAGAGATAGATAATATTGAAAATAAAATCTTCAAAAGATGTGGAAATAAAGACATGATCTAAAATTTTTTGGCATTCATTTCATATGAAACAGCCCTTCTAAAAACTATACAGGCATGGATGATATTTTCTTATGATTTTTTAGTTGTAATTTATCTTTACTATATAATATATGGGGGGATTGTCGCCAGCTATTCACCGACTATCAAATATCAATAACTCCTGGCAGTTCTGTAAGGTATAGACATACAAATCGGCCTGAAGATTACGGATAGTTTCTTAAGGTCCGTTCCTGGCACAAAGTGGACTGTCAAATGAAATTCGGCTCCACGCCATAGATGTGTCAGCTCATATCTTATCTAATACACACAATAACTTTCTCATTCTTGGAGAATTATTTTTTTAAGGGTAGGTGTTGACGTTAGAGCAAAAGAATGGTGATTTTTTTGATGTGTATTACGTTGGAACTGATGGGAATAACTATCTGTTTTCAACGCACTGCTAATTTATCAAGGCCCTTTGATCAGGGCCTTCGAAAGACTGTTGGACCGAGAGAGTTACTTGCGTTTAAAAAGGTATTTTGTCACGACCAGCACGAGGCCGAATACCTCTGTCAAAGTACCGCCCATGTACAACTGGAGCGTTAAGTCTTTAAATACAAGCCATTCAGCACCAGTGGCAAAAAATACACCATTCATTATCAAAAGCTGGCAAGCAAGGATAATAAGGAACCATTTGCCATAGCGTTTTTTTAGATCGATTTCAGCTTCAAAATCTTTGTTGTTGAGTTGTTTGCGCTCATGCTCAGTATCAAGTGAATTCACCTGTTTCACAGATGTGAACTCGGTCAAGATTTTACTCTCAGTACGGGTGACTTGTTGAGAGGGGGTAGGAATTGGAATTCTTTTGATTGACGCAGCTACAGCCATTTTGCGAGCTTCGGCAGCTCTTTTTCTGGCTATTCCGTGAATACGGGCAGACGGTTTTTTTGGAGCGTGCGAAACCTTTGGCTGAGGTGAAGTTTCGTCAGGAGACTGAACCGGAGTTTCATCGTCCTCCGGCTCAACCTCTTCTGCTAACTGACGGTGTAGGTTGAGGGAATCCTTCAGTCGGCGTGCAACTTCCTGTTTGAAACGGCTGTTAAAATCGTCATCCGATGGCATTCTAAAGCGTTACCCCAACCTCAAGTTCTTTAAACGATAAGTCATCGCATCGTCAGATACGCCAAAATAATGCGCCATTATATAACTTGGTTGGCCGTCAGCGTGCAGTTTTCTGACCTCATCAACCGGCATCAGAAGTTCTGCTGCGAACTTGTTCGCAAAAATTTCATCAGGATGCGTTCCGGCGCTTGCGGTTTCGCCACGTAAATCAACGTACTCATATTCATCACTATGCGATGCTTGCCGGGCGATGTAATGCCCCAACTCATGCCCACATGAAAAACGTTGACGAACTTTGTTGTCATCACTGTTTAGAAAGATCGCTGGATCTTGATCTTTTTGTTTAATCAGTGCGCCAGAAACTTTCCCAGGAAGATCGGTAATAAAAACATCTAATCCCATGTCGTGAGCAATTTTCGCTGGATCAACAGGGAAACCACGCCCGCACCAGAACGTGTCCAGCACTCGCCGGGCGTGCTCTCTTGGGTTGGTAGCCATAGCTCCTCCAGTTACTGCATTACGATTAATGGTCGAAATATAGACAGCATGTTCCGTACCACATTCCTGTAAAAGTGCAAATTCTGCACTTCTGGTACGATATTAACTGTTAGTAGTAAAGTCTTCCAGATAAATCACTTTAAAATCTTGTGAATTGCTTGCTTTTTACGCTGCATTGTGGATGGCTCAATGTTTCCAGTAAAAACATACAGGATAATCATGAGATTAGTGGTTTTTTAGGCGTCCATATGTTTCTGAAAAATACAGGTCTAACCTGATCTTATCGTTGAGATTTTTTGTACTCAGTATGTGTGAACGATTCGACCAGGTGACTGTGTACGTGAAGAAGACCGCCCTTAATATTTTAAATGTGCAACCCCTCAGAAGAGGGGCTACTCTCACTTCTGCAGTATCTCGCCAATACCTGCCAGATTCTCGTCCATCTTGTCACCGTTTTCGATAAGGATGGAGTTGAGCCGATTCAGTTGCATAGCAATTTCAAGTTTGATTAAGGTATCCACCGATACACCAGTTTCTTTTGCTAACTTAGTAAGAGCCGCAGCTCGATTGGCTAAATTAAAATCATCGAACTCATAACGACTTCTGCACGGCTGGTTGCCTAACGTACCCATAGTGATTCCTCATGATATAAAGACCCAACAATATAAATTACCAGGCACATCATAAGATGGGGTTCCAGCCCATATTTTCAAATATTTGCAAGTATCACCGTTCAGTCTAAAAAGTTGGATGATGATTTAACGAGCCATAACAAAACCCTGCCTCGGAGGTTTTTTCTTTTTTATAGAACTCAGCGGCGTGAAAACGAATAATAAATTGTGCAAATAATGCAATTTTTTTATTCGAGGTAATTATGAAAACCTTCTATGAGGACTGGCCTGAAACTTTCGTTAGCCGGTTAGATATGTTACGAGCTCTGGATGATCGCGGCTCTACCCGGAGGCTCTATCTTGAGCGGACCGGGGCAATATTTGACGCTCTGGCAGAAGAGATACGTACAGCCGTTGCCGGGCATCCTGAAATCGACGCGAGTGAACTTGATATCGGGCCGCTGTATCGCTATTACAAACGTGGAGAAAAGGGGAATTCGCTGGCTGACTTACTTATTAAATTGGCTCCACCAACCTGTGAACGGGTTCGTATATCTCCTGAAGTGTACACAATCCCGTATTTGTTTTTTGCACTGTTGATAGCGCAAGGCGCTGACAACGATGCCCGCGATTTTTTCAATATGATGATGCGACCGTTAATCATTGCTTACCGTTTCAAACAACTGGCGCGCTACCTTGGCACGAAGGGCGGAGGACGGCCACAGCACAGATTAAAAAGCGAAGCCATTGAACTGGCTGATCGTTTTTTTACTGAAAACCCGACAGCGCCATTATCGCGTGGTGTGCAATACATATCCGGTATTTTTGTGGCGAAATACTCTGACCCACCTGCAGCGTCGACGATTAGAAAATGGTTAATTTCAATTTACAGGAGTGATAAATAATGACCATAAACGGTTTAATCCCCTATAAAACCGTTTAATAAAATTCACGACGTGAATATAATTGTTCATTATTCCCTCATTGTATCTGGCGTTATGACAAATGCCATAAAATACTGTATAAATGCACAGGTAATGGCGTTAGGGGGAAGACATGAATATTCAAGAATCTATAGGCGAACTACCGGAAACATGCCGGGCTGTTATCAAGCGTAAGGACGGACACATCGTTGGTGTGCGTGTTCTGACTGATGATGAACGGATTGCCAGCCTGATGGCGTTTCTCGAGTTGGCAGAAATAGCTGGATATACTATTACACCCCCTGACGCGTAAAACACGGTATAATATCGGTGCTGGATTGAACACCCGGCACCATTTTCTGAACACTGCCGCGCCACCTGGAGTTAACCATGGCGCAGCATTCATTTATCAGGGTATCCGGCGGTTCGCTAATACCCGCGACACCAGACACGCAACGCTGGTTGACTGAACGAGTCAAACCAGGTGCTGTTGTGTATGCAGATTTCAAACAGGCGCGTAATCCCGCGTTTCATCGTAAATTTTTCTCACTTCTCAACCTGGGCTTTGATTACTGGCATCCGTCCGGAGGGGCTATTTCTCCTGCGGAGCGCGAACTGGTTCACGGCTACGTTAAATTACTGGCGTATTACGGTGGACACGGCGATGTCATGGCAGAGCTGGCTGATCAGTATCTTCTCGATGAATCGGAAAAGCGCGCGGGGAATATCAGTGCGGTGAAGTCGTTCGAGGCGTTTCGCGCATGGGCGATTATGGAAGCTGGGTTTTATGACGTTCATCAGATGCCAGACGGCAGTTTGATGCGCGTACCTCGTTCAATCTCGTTTGCTGCGATGGACGATCTTGAGTTCGGTCAACTGTATTCAGCCGTTTTAGATGTGCTGTGGAATTATATTTTGTTCCGCACGTTTGCCTCTCAGGAGGCCGCTGAAAATGCTGCCGCGCAGCTGTTGGATTACACATCATGAAAAAAATCGACCTGAGAAAAGCTGCACGTGGTCGCGCTTGTACTGTGCGTATCCCCGGTGTGTGCAATCACAAGCCTGAAACCAGCGTACTGGCTCATTATCGTCTCGCCGGAACGTGCGGCACAGCCATCAAACCTCACGATATGCAGGGCGCTATCGCCTGCAGTGCGTGTCACGATGCCATCGACGGACGTACAAAAACGGATTACGAGCGTGATTCCTTATTACTGATGCACGCTGAGGGAGTTTTCAGAACACTGGCTATCTGGCGCGATGAGGGGGTTATCTGATGAATAACGAGTATTTATTGGAATATACCCGCATAAAACTGCGCGCTGCATTGCGGGATTTGTCTGGTGGTTCTAAGGGGCAACTGGAAGCATTGTGTGAGCACCCACCGGCAGACAAAAACGCATACCCACGCAAACATATTCACCGTGTGCAGCTGGAGGACCGGACCGTTGATGCTCTGGTTACGCCAGTTTACGCTCTGGAAAGTTTTAGCAGACGTCGCCCGCGCCGCCGATGAATGATTTTGAATTTGCTGATTCATCCTGGCGGCGTTCTGTGAACTCGCTGGATGCAAGTCAGCAAGCGTGGTTGCGTTATTGCTACGGTGGTAACCTGGCGTTCAAACACCAAACAGCTATTTGTGAGGCTGTCTGGAGTCGCTATAAAGGACACATCCCCGCGTCAACTCAGAGAAAAGTAGTTAAGCGCCTGCTTTCGTTGGTGTGGTTGTCCGTGCAGGCGGTTGCAGCAGCAAATAAACGCGAGGATTTTAAGGAGATGGCCGGGTCTGCGCTAGCTGGAATGTTGTCTGTTTCTCGTTCCACCTGGTGCGAAACATACTCCCCGCACTGGGCAGGAATGAAAGAGGCGGTGAGAGCACTTGATGAAATGGCACTTCTTGCAACTTTGCATCATTATCAGAACCATTTAGACGACGTTTGCGTATAATGCTTGCAAAACCGAACAAAATAGACCATATTTAACGCTAATTTGGTATGTTGCCAAATTTCTAAGAACCTCGCCACGGCGGGGTTTTGTCGTTTCTGAATCAGGAAAAATCATGTCTGAACCTCTAACCGCTGGCGTTGCTGCTGGCTCGGCGGGGGTGACGTTTGCTGCGTTATTTCCTGAGGCAACACCTGCAGTGATGATCTGTGCGCTGGCAGGCGCAGCTCTCTATGTGTTGTCATCCGGGCAGCATCGATTCTGGAAGCAGGTTATTTTCGCACTCATTTCGTTTGTTGGCGGTGTGTATTGCGCTGAGACAGCGTCAGCAATCATTACCGGTATTCTGAATGCGATGCTGAGTCACCTGAACCCTCCCGTAACAGTAAAAGTCTCTCCCGCCATTGGTGCACTGGTTGCATCAGTAATCAGCGTTACATCACTGTTGCGGATCATGTCACAAGCTCGTTTATGGAAATCAGATAAGGGGATGAAATAATGACCCTGCACTCTGTCCTCATCAATGCCAATGCAATTATCTGTCTGATGCTGGCACTGCGGTTAATGTTTTTTCAAAAAACAGGCCGCTATCGTTTTTTCATCTCACTAACTGCTTACCTGGCGATTCTGTCTGCTGCGTGGATAGCCCTACGAATTTTTTACGGGAAATATACGCAGGTTGATCCCGCAGAGTTCTTTCTCAACCTCACCATCTGTATTGCTGTCTGGCGGGCACGAGGGAATATTTCAAAAATAACAGGAGACAGGTCATGACCGATCCTAAATGGCTAATTGAGGCTCGAAAAAACCTCGGCATTCGGGAAATGAAAGGGAAGCAACATGCTGCAGAAATTGTGCAGTACTGGAAAGATATTAAACGCGGCGGTATTAAGGATGACGAAACACCATGGTGCGCCGCCTTCACCGGAGCAATGCTGGAACGTGTTGGTATTCGCTCAACGCGTTTTGAGTCTGCGAATTCTTATCTCGATTGGGGTAATGAACTGAAGGAACCCGCCTATGGATGCATTGCTATTCTGTCTCGGTCTGGCGGTGGTCACGTTGGCTTTGTTGTCGGGAAAAATGCCGCCGGGGATTTAATGATTTTGGGTGGTAACCAGGCAGATGAAGTAAATATCAAAGCTTTTTCTCGTTCCCGCATAACAGGCTATCGCTGGCCAGCAGGTCAAACGGATGTTCCACAATCACTTCCATTGGTGAATGCTGAGAAATCTATCTCAGAAGCGTAGGTAAAACGTGAAAAAACTTCTCTTAGCTGTCGCGTTCTTCACGATGGCAGGCTGCACACATTCGACATACACCGAAGCGACTCGCGCTGACGGCAGCAGTATTAAACACGTGATGATCGCGCCGGGTACGAAGATTACTACTGCGAACGGTGGTTGTATTGATTCAACCGGGGCAGAGGCTTCATGCCTTGGTGGAAAATAGGGTAATTTACTTTAACGAGAGGCCGCCTTTTTGTTTTAAGGCGGCACACATTCAACAGATTAAGGTAACTGATTTGACCATTTTGTTGCGCGCCAGTTGTTCTGAACCATAATCTTCTGAAGTATCTCATCTGAAGGCTCTGCTTCGCCGCTTAGCCATTCTCTTAAAGTTGAACAATTTAGATAAGAGGAGTTCGCACGATAAAAAGATACGATGGCGTCCTCTGATAACTTCTCAGGAAACTTTTTTGGGTCAGCTTCTTTTAATATTACGCTCATTAAGGCTTCAATTTTTTCTCTGTTCATTTTTTGCGTTCTCATGGTTGTTGTTTTTCTGTAATGATATCAATAAGTTCAAGATATATACATATATGGAAAACTTGTTCGGTAGTCTATCGATACAGCACAAAAGGATGGCTCGCTGCCAAAGTGAAAGCTTACGCTGATAATCAGATACACAAAGCTGATGTATGCAAACAAGTACGCCGCGAGGCTACAGTTGAGTTTGATGAACCTGATGCGAGCCCCTAATTCCTGTCCTGAAAGGGAGATAGCCCCCTGGTCGCGGGTCCTTTCCGAAATCCAAAACACCGAGGGTCGGTAGACGCGCAAAAACTCACTCATTTTTAGTATTTTTTCATTTTGGGTATTTCCGGTTCCGGTGAGGATTTTTAATGGCAAGTCAGGCTGAGGTCGCAGCACATTTACTGCTATCTGATCGTCGTCTGCGCGATCTCGCAAAACTTCCGGGAGCTCCAGTCCCACAGGGACGTGGCGATTGGGACCTTGATGCCTGGCGCCATTTTTATATTCATTATCTCCGGAGTAATAGACGCGACACAATTGGTACTGACGAACCGGAAGTGGGGGACAATTCTCCCGAAAAAAATCGCGAGCAGTGGCTGAAAAATGAGGAACGACAGGAGCGAATCCTGATGGCACGAGTAAAACGCCGCATTCTCGCTAAACGCTACGCGCCAATTGAATTAATTAGCGTTGCTGTATCTCGCGTCGCCGTTGAATTACGTACCCGCGTCGAGTCGTGGCCACCACGATTGAAAAAGGTGTGGCCTGAAATGCCGCAGGAGGCGAGCAGTGTATTACGAGAGGAGCTGGCGATAGCCCTGAATGAACTGGCAGACATACGAGTCGACTTCAGCGATTACGATGTCAGCGATATCGAACGCGATCTCGACAGGGTTGAATCCCTTGCGCGTGACGATACCGATGACGGGGGTTAAGTGGGCTGATAAATATTTTTATCTCCCTGAGGGCTCCAGCCACATCGCTGGCCACTGGACGACTCAGCCGGTCCAGGTAGTGATGCTCAATATGATGACTAACGACGCGATAAAAATCGTGTCTGTTCGCAAATCAGCTCGTCTCGGTTATACAAAAATACTCGTCGCGGCGCTGCTCTATTTCGCTGAGCACAAAAAACGTAGTGCCGTGGTCTATCAGCCTATCGATGACGAATCGGATGGATTTGTCGCCGATGAGGTTGACCCCGCTATCGCCGAAATGCCGGTGATTCAGAAAATTTTCCCCGACTGGGATAAAAGCAACGAGCGTAACAATCTCCAGCGTAAAGAAATGAACGGCGCGATTATTGATTTTCGCGGCGCGAGTACGCCAGGAAATTTCCGGCGACTAACGAAACAGGTTGTCGAGGGTGACGAAGTTGACGGCTGGCCGCTGGAAGTTGCCAAAAAAGGCAAAGGCGAGGGCTCGCCCATCGAACTGGCGCTCGTTCGAATTAAAGGGGCAGCGTACCCGAAGGCGATTTTCGGTTCGACACCGACAGTCACCGGTAAAAGTCATATCGAAATGTTGGAAGACGCTGCTGATCTGACATTTCGTTTTTACCTGAAGTGTCCGCATTGTAGCGAGGAGCAGACCCTGGTATTTGGTTTCGACGGTATCGAATACGGTCTCAAGTGGGATGACAGCCTGCAGACCAACGAGTCGAAATCGTCGTCCGCGTATTACCAGTGCTGCCACTGCCCGGAGCATTTTTACTATCGCGATCTCGAAAAAATGGAGCTCGGGGGGCGCTGGATAGCCGAGGACTGCACCTGGACCCGAGACGGAATCCATTTTTTTGATCATGACGGTGGCGTCGTTCGCGCGCCGAAACACGCGGCGATCGTGATAAACGCCCTGTATTCACTGAATCTCGACGGCTGGGGCGAGATTGTCAGCGAGTGGCTGAAAGCGAAGGGCGAACCACTCAAAGAAAAAACGTTTCATAACACTACGCTCGGCGAACTCTGGAGCGAAGTGGCCAGCGAGCAGCTGGAACACGATATTCTCGTTAATCGCCGGGAAAGATACGCCAGCCAGGTTCCTGACGGTGTTGTTTATATAACCGGCGGCATCGACTCTCAGACGTCCGGGCGCTACGAGTGTTACGTGTGGGGCTGGGGAGCCGAGGAGGAGTGCTGGCTGATTGATAAAACAATCGTCCTCGGTCGCTACGACGAGGAGGATACGCTGCAGCGCGTCGACGGCGTGATTCGCAAACAATACCGGCGCAGCGACGGGACCACAATCGGCGTCAGTCGCTGGGCGTGGGATACCGGCGGCATAGATGCGCAGGTCGTTTATAACCGCTCGCTGAAACTCGGTCCGCTGTGGGTCATTCCAATCAAGGGCGCGAGCTCATACGGCCAGCCGGTCGTAAATATGCCTCGTACCCGTAACGCGAATAAAGTGTATTTGTCGTTGATTGGGACAGATACAGCGAAAGACCTGCTCGCAATGCGCCTGCAGCTGGAACCCGACTCCAAATCGGCGACACCAGGTGCGATTCATTTTCCCAACGACGACGAAATATTCAGCACGACAGAGGCAAAACAGCTCGTCTCCGAGGTTCTGATCCCGAAACTCATTAACGGTCGCGTCGTTTATCGTTGGGACAACCAGGGCCGGCGAAATGAGGCGCTCGACTGCTGGGTGTACGGACTGGCAGCGCTGCGTATCAGTAAAATTCGTTTCCAGCTCAATCTCGAGACGCTCGCTGAGCAACGGAAAAAATCACAAAACAAACTGTCTCTCGAGGAGATGGCCAGAATGCTCGGAGGGAGCTAATGACGTCGCGCGAGGTTTTAACAGAACGACTGCTGGAAGCGGAAATCGCTCTGCACAAATTATTAACGGGTAAATCGACCGTGTCGCTGTCTCACGGCGATTCAGCAGGAAATAACCGGAGCTATCAATACTCGCAGGCGAGTATTGAGCAGCTCCGAACGTACATTATCGAGCTGAAATCACAGCTCGGTCTGAGTACGGGACGCCGTCGGCCCGTGGGAGTTCGATTATGACTGCTCCGCAGCAGCTGCTCGGGCCTGACGGTAAAACGCCACTACGCCGTTACGCGGGGTATAACGGCGGCGGTCCCGGTTTCGGTGGCCAGCTGATTGACTGGAACGCACCACAGCAGAGCGCCGACGCAGCACTGTTGCCGAATTTTTATCGCGGTAACGCGCGAGCAGACGATCTCGTTCGCAATAACGGCGTCGCGTCGAACGCCGTGCAGCTGCACCAGGATCATATCGTCGGCAATCTGTTTAAGTTGAGTTATCACCCTAACTGGCGTTACCTCGGCATATCTCGCGAGGACGCCAGGGCGCTGGCGCGTGACGTCGAGGTAGCGTGGACTGAATACGCCGAGGACCCTCACTGCACGATTGATATCGAGCGGAAACGGACGTTCACAATGATGATCCGCGAGGGCGTGGCTACTCACGCTTTCAACGGTGAAACCTGCGTACAACCAGTCTGGGAGAGTAGTGCCGGCAGCGTTTTTCGGACGCGATTCAAAATGGTCTCACCGAAACGGATTCGAAATCCGGGTTACGCAGCTGACACTCAATTTCGCCGCGCCGGTGTTGATATCGATAAAAACGGGGCCGCGGTCGGGTACTGGATAGCCGAGGATACTTACCCTCTCGGCGGAGTC